TAAATATCTATCTTTAAGTGTTGTTTTACCAAAGTCGGTTAACAATTCATCTCTGTCCTTGTTTATCATTTTTATAATCCTTATTGTGTTTTTAAAATTTTATTATTGTCCTTATTAATCTTATCTCTCGCTAATGCTGTAATGGAGCCCAGGTATATTACCAAGGCTCCAAATATTATATATCTAATTAACTTGTTCATCATCTTCCTCGTCTTCTTCTTTACTTGAGGATTCTAATGACTTAAGTTCAGATTCGTATTGTTCTCTAGGAGAAATAATACGTTCATCTTGTGATATCTCATTTACACCACTAGCATCATCGTAGTCAGTAGGTAAAGCATCATTATTTTTAGCTAATTCAATGAAAGCAGTTCTAGGAATTAAACCCCCAGAGTACCATTCAGTAATTAACCTCATCCAATCAGCACCACGTGGAGCAGGATTGAAGTCACCAGATAAATTGAATCTAATATCAGTCTCTTTAATATCGATATCATATCTCCAGTTAATAAGATGTTTAATTATCTTTTTCATAGACTCAGATACCTTAGCATTCAATGTAGCAAGTGCTGCATTCTGAGAAGCGTTACGAAGTGATAGGGCAACACCAGATTGATCGGAGTTGTTAGGCTCTAGGCTTAACATCTTCACACCAATTCTAGTTAGTTCGTCATATCCATTCTTAATAGCCTCTTCCATGTCTTTTAAAGCGTCTGTAGGAGTCTGTAGTGTCTCAACAGTATCATCCTTATTAACAAACATCCAAGTACCAAGACCTTGCTTCACAAGATCGTTCTTCTCAGCTTCTGTTAATGAATCAGACTTAACTACTGGAGTATAAGTAGCAGATAAATATAATAAGTGATTTCTTCTACTTATTTTATTGTATAAAGCTATCTCTCTATTCACAATAGGAGTCATCATCGGATCTACCGTATCAACGGATCCGTTAAGTGGGTAGAAAGGAATGAAATCCATTCTCTCACCGTTTTTAAATAGGTTTTCATTGACACCTTGACTAACCCACTCATCAGTTAATTGATCAAATTGATAATCAATAGCACCATCAATGTATGAAGGTGTGTCCGATGTGTTTCTAACAAAGTTTTCAATAACGTATAGTCCATTTTCATCTAATTGATGTACTTGCACACTATCAACGTACTTAGGGTGATAAGGTGAGTTTCCATCGTACTCTAGAGTAAAATATCTTGTTATAAGTTGATCTAAAGTAACTTGACCTTTAAAGTTAGTTCCTGTAGACCAGTTAATAATGTTTTCAGCAGTGTGTAAGACAGGATAAGGCTTAACCTCTCGTCTATCTTCAGGGCTCAAGCTATCAAGATCAACATTTGGATAATCTATTTGGATCCAGGCTCTTGATGTTTGAAGTTCTTCCCATAAAGCACCACCTAAGAATGATAATAGATTAGATTTATCGCCACCTATGTCGTCTAGGATCCAGGCTTTGGCACCTTCGGGTGCATTATCTATTTCTAGTAAGGGTTGTTTACGTAATAAACCACCAATTATCATTTTTGAGAATTCTGATGTAACGCCAGGCACTTCGGCCTCGGCTTTGTAGAAATCGTATTGAGATTGTGTCATTGTTGGGTTAAAAGGCAATAATAGGTTATCACTGCTTGGTACACCATCAAAGTCCTTAGTATAACTAGGCCCTTGAATAACTGCTCTGTTACGTTTCCATTCGTTTACTTGACTTAGATACTCGTCATTAGGGTATCCAGGCCCTTTCTTAGTTTGTGTAGATTTAACTACACTTGAATTTGTATATTTCATTGTTTTTGTTGTTTCCTAAACATTAGTTAGATAAAGCACGGCTTTGTCGTGTTAAATATAGTTTTGATTAGCGTAATGCCAGATCAAGTTTATTTTGTTTACGCATATGTGTGTTTGCCCCAGCCTGAAAATTTAAAAAAGGGGGTATCACCCCCATAGCCGAAAACCATCAGCCTAAAACTCATAAACCATCACCCTAAAACCTATACTCCACCCCCACGCCATCGGCCCAGGTTGTACAACGCCAAGACTCATGATCCAGAGCCGTTAACTTTGTAGGTTAAGGGCTGTTGGGTGAAGGTTTTGGGCGTTTACCAGCTAAAGGTTTTGGCTGCTGGTTGGGTTTAGGGATACACCATAACATAGCCCCTATATAAATAAGCCCCCTATTTACTGTACTTATCGGGCTATCATATCTCGTTTGATTGTTTGATAGCTAGTACACAAATGGTTACTTACTTGTTGTGCCCTCATTTACATGGGGGCCTTAAAAACTCCAGCTACGATCACGAATCACAGCAGGTTTCTTCTTACCAATAGGATACAAGTACTCACAGATATATCTTATACCATCTGAGAAGTGTTCTGTATTCCTACTCTTGTCTATAGTAGCATTGTCCATACCAGTAGATTGACCTACCTTCCATGATGTCTGCTCCATAGACGCTACAGTTCTAGTACAGTCCTTATTAAAGAACAGTCTAGTCATACCTGCAGCATCCTTTAATAGGCTGTTAACACAGTTAACGCTGTCTATTATAGGTGGTTGCTTATTCCTAGCACATACTCTGAAACCAGCATCCCTTAATAATGAGAAGTCTGTAGTACCAGTAGCTGCACTTGTTTTTCTAGCGTTACCTGAAGCATCAGGATACACCGTAATATCTCTATTCTTATACTTAGCTTTAATCTTACGAATTAACTGATGAGTATCAGCAGATCCATATAACTCTTCTAAACAATGTAGTTGATCACCACGATGGGCGAATACACTTGAGGCCATGATCTTAACATTAAAATCTATGGCTATATGAACAGGCTCTTCTATACCAAGCGGTAATAGATTATCTGATACATTCCATTCTCTAGAGAAGTTATAAAATACACTATCTCCAGTATTGTTAAATGTAGCACAATACTCTTGTTCAAATGTTTTTATATCTAATGTAGATTTAGCTAATTCTAATTCTTCTTTCATATCTGGTCTAACATTCTCAGCAGTAAATTGCCAAGATTTCCATATACCAGATTTATCTTCTTGTCCTTTATTAAATAATTGATAAAAATCACCAGAAACACCTTTTGGTGTTGATATGATAACTATCTTAGCTTTACGATTAGGATCCGTTGCCATAGGTAATACTACCTCAGAAAATGATTGTTGTTTAATAAATGCAAATTCATCTAATACAATAAAACTAGGAGAAGGTGAAATACCTCTTAAACTGTCAGGTCTATCAAATCCTTTTAAAGATAATTTAGATCCGTTAATAAATCTTAACTCTAAATCCATCTCTCTAGGTAAACCTTCTAAATGAGATCTATGGACAATTGTTTTAAGTGTTGTCCACATAGATTCTCTAATCATACCAACAGTGGGCCCTATTAAAATAGCCCGTTGATTTCTGTGTTCTAAACAATGAGAATATGCCATAGCACAAGCTAAGAAACTTTTACCTGTTCTACGACCTGCAGCAACGATTTTAAATCTTGCTTTGTGATTAAACACTTCCTGTTGGAAAGGAAATAAGCTTAATTCATAATTCTCATTCATGTTTACCTTTATTATAGTAATTTATTTAAAATATTTTATGTAATAATCGGAAAACAAATTGTTATGTTCCCAATGTTTTGTGTTTCAATTAATACCTCTAATTCGATTAGATAATCTATTGGCTCTATCACCAACTTGATCAGCCCATCTAGAGTCTAACATTTCTATAGATGCTTCATGCCAATTCTCTTCATTCATAGCAGCTATAAACTTTTTAAATTTTGATAATCTAGGAGCACCCATATTAAAGCACATATTAACAATTACTTGTTGTGCTTCTTGTGGCATACTATCTAAATTAGAAAATAGCTTCTCAGACTCAGATATAAATATTTTTACATCTTCATCAAATATACTATTAACTCTTTCTTCAGAAACTGGCGTACCAACGGCAGCACCATATTCTTCATCACTAGCTTTAACTAAATGACCGATTCCAAATGTCTTATAACCAAGGTGATCATCATACACTTCGTATTTCACACCTTCATCAATTTTCAATTGTTCTCTTAATTTATTAATGTCCATTATTTATCCTTACATTGACATTGCTTTATGCCGAATAGTTTAGCTATAATTCTTTTAAATGTTTTCATATTATTTCCACATAGTTAATCCTTTATTTACCCATACAACCAAACCATTGCCCACTTCCATTATTCATAGAGTGTACATTTAGTTCATTTGTATAAGTTGTTAATTGTATTCTTAATAGATCACAAAGTTCATAAAAATTAACTTTAGTAATTAAGGTTATACCTTCTAG